CCATAGAATCGTTTATAACTGCTACCATAGTTTAAAGTTTTCCATGGCCTATCCGTATATTTTTCGGACATGTTGGTGTTATTTGCAAACGCATTTTTAATCGCGAGAACCGCACCGAGTGCATTTACATGAAACTTAATATTTACATCAACTACCGGATGCACTATACCGTCCTGTTCTACTTCTGACAGGTATGGCACACTTACGGTATAAATTATTTCACTATAACAGCGTTTCACTGGTGCATAATTATAATATGCCTCTTGCATTTATTATTTAAATAATAAAATAGTTGTATGTTAATTAAAGTTTTCATTGTTACACATAAATATTATTTTTTGTATATTAAAATATAAAATACGGATTGTATGGCATCTGACTGTTTGGTACAGACGACGTAACACATGGTAATGGCTTATCATATCCCTCTACGTAGATTATATAAAAATTGTCCATAAACAACTGTGCCTCTTGACGGGTTTTAAACCCTGTGTATGTTTTTTGCGCGTCCGGGGACGCTAGCCATGGGGGTGGGACCGTGAATTTGTATGAGTTGTTTTCTTCGGTGATGAAGCAAGTTATGCACGTTTCGAGAAAGTCTTCTGCTTCTTTGTATGTCGGGAATGCATAGCTTTTTTGCTTATAATATTTTTGGGCATGTGATGGAAGGAATGCTGTATGCTTTTTTGAAGTTTTCTTTTGTTTGTAAATTTTACCAGTCCCTCGTACTCGTAAAGGTGGTTTAGTTATGTAATGCATTATTTTTGAATCATTTAGACAAGACAAAGGTATTTGATGGCCACGAATATAATTTTCATAACAGTATGTACGCATATTTACCGCATCATCATATGATGCAAATCCGGATAGATACAACTTTGATCTGTCAAGTGTCCATGATCGTGGTAGGTAAGTCGAAAACGTCCCAGTTTTAGATTTTAATATGCATGAAGAAAGATTTATCCTATCCCTGTATGTAGCACACAAAGAACTTGATATTTTAGTTCTCATTTCATTTGATATAATTTTATTTTTTTCCCCTCCTGTTGTGCAATTGTATCCATTTGGACCAAACGTATCATATGTATCAACCATAAGTTGTTCATAATATGGCATATCTTCAAGTTTGCACTTCAATAATATCGTCACTTTCATATTATCCCATCCATACTTATCAATTGCGCGTTTCAATAAAGTACACTTTGTAGATATTTTTTGATGACCTTTCATACGTTCTTCAAAATTATCAGTTTTTCCTACATAACCCTTACCACTCGGGCTTTGGATGTAATAAATTATTCCAGACATATGCTTAGTTTAAGTAGATAAAAAATAGTAAAATGCACACGACCGGATTTGAACCGGTGACCCGCGAGGGACCGCATATCTCACATGATTAACATGTCTTGAGTGCGGCGGTTTAAGACCAGACTCACCCACATGTGCAGTATTGTCCATCCGGACTAGTGTCCCATGACAGGCTCGAACTGTCGCCAACTCGCTATCTCAGATTTTATGACAATCTCATAAGACGAGCACTCTGACCAACTGAGTTAATGGGACAAGTCCTCACACAGCCCTCGGTCGCTTTCGATACCACCAGCGGGCCTCCTGTGGCACCCGCTGGGCTCGACCCGGCAGCCACTCGGTGGCTGTCGGTGCACTAGACCAACTGAGCTATGCTTGGTGTTGATATAAGATATACATGCTATCTGCGATATATACTTTCGCATTCTAGCATAAGAAAATACAAAGAATCTCATAACTTCTCACTTTATACACTACAAAAAAATGTTTGCTTAATATAAATGGCACACCCAGATTTTTATACAAACGGCAAGTTTAATGAAAAATTAATTTCATTAATGAGCGCTGAAAACCGCATGGGTATTTTATGGGACTACTTTGTGTTGGCATATGAACAATTTACTAACATCACATGGGATTCATCAACTCGCAAATTACACATACATAATAATTCAGATGATCCACAAATTTATTTGGGGCCATCGGAAATTATAGACCAAAACGACGAAACAATAATTCGGAAATACCCAGACTATATGGATCTATGGCAAAATTTTATTGTAACTAAACATACCAAACATGCACAAGGACATCAAGATATTACGAATTTACTTGCAGAGGCTACCGTATTAAAACTCCTTGGTGATATTGGTGTGGGTGTACCTTGTAATATCACACCCGTTGTACAACTCGACAATGGATGGGAGACTAACATTTTTGTAGCGCGCGATAATGATACTGGTGGTGTCATGATTATTATGAATAGAATGAGTTGTGATTTACAATCTGCAAACAGTCCAGATATTGGATGGGATTTATACAACAATCTTTTTACACCAGACACAACTCCACTGCAAATTGGAGTTGAAAACCAACTTGTAACAAAAATTGAAAAAATGGTACAGTTTGGTATTACATGCACCGATCATAAGCCACAAAACGTGCTTGTTATATCATCATCTATGATGAATGACGCAAACAATACGACACGTAATTATCGTGGCATTACTTCAGCAACGAATTCAGGTCTATCTAGCGAGGATATTTTGAATGTATCAAAACCGAGTACTCCATACGGAGTTGACTTTGAGTATAATGTTTATCTTGCCGATTTTGATCCTGAACATTGTTGTCGTCTCATGGGGTTCATACATGATATGTATACGCATGGTTTATATACACTTGGTATTGAGGACAATGTGAGTAATATAGCATGTGGCGTACACAAAGATGATATATCATTGTACATAAATCTTTCTCTTGGAATGATTGCAACGGTTACAACACCGGACCCTCTTGGTGACGCATTTTTACGACCATATGTTGGTGAACTCTATAAATATATCCAGTATATTGAAGATTCTTATAAATCGACGAACAAATTACCGGAGCAGATTTATGTCGATAATATTTTACATTATTTCAAAACATTTGCAAAATCATTTAGGGACCATTTTCCTATATTAAATAAACGTTATGGTTCAAGCAAAAAACGTTCACGTTCAAGAAGCAATCAAGGAAACTCCAACAAACGTATACGATAAAGTGTTAATTATTTTTTGGGTTAAATGATCCAGTCAGTCTATAAAACTCCGATGGGAAATATGGAAATTGTGGAGATAATACTAAAATTTATTGAGTTATTGGGCACTCAAACATAAAAACCTTATTGGTATATCTAAGCGACCAAGACCCATTCTTCGTGTCCATCTTTATATGTAAAAAAAATAAATCGCAGATTATAGCACTACAAGTTGGCAGAATACATTGGCTTATCTTTTTGTTGCTTGGTATAAATTGCGGGGGCATGGACTGAAATGTGTTTATGACTCTTAAACAGTGTTGATCCTCTATCAGCTAGTTTGGGATAGCGTGTATTCCCATTTTGTAATATTTTGTCATATGTGAGTGTATGATTATGCAGTGTATCTGTATACATACTCGATCCATAATCTGTCGTCTCAAATACTCGAGTAAATGGTGAAAATGCAACCCCAGCAGAACTTACATGTGGATTTGTAGTTCCCTTTCCTTTAAATGGTTTTGCATTTTTTAACTGTGTTGTATAATGGTCACCTAGTGATTTTAATAGAAACTCATTACCGCCATTTTGGTCCTTATATAGATCAAACTCAACCCCCGTAAGTTTGTCATCTCGGTCAGTGTTATCGTTTGCCTGACCTCCCATAAACATTCGATATAACAAATACATAAGTACACCCGTCAATACTACTAATAGTATGGATTCCACAATTACAATAATTCTCAGTGTATCCATTTATATTTGTGTAATGTTTTAATTACGACAAGACATATCGGCCCGCTTCTGGGACAGATTCATCGGTTACCCCGCCAACCGTGTTTGCGGTTTTGTCAACACACGAACTACGCAACGGAAAGCAACACCTGTTTGGTGTATAATGAATACCAGAACAATCTCCCGCGGCAATGCAAGCAGATTTACATTGATCCACCGTAACGTTACACCATCTCCATCCGTAATATGGCCTATCGTCTTTTTTCCACGTGTCAATGTCACCATGATCGTTTTCATTGTATCCGTCGGTTAGATTGCCCTCAGTGCACATAAATGTAGATTGATCTACATTGCTCCATGTTTTAACCGGCTCAGATTCAGTTGTGGTAACCACGTCACCCGATGGCATACTTGCACCCATCGGAGATGGAATTACTTCAAACTGAAGTAGTGCACCAATCACAACGATTGCAATAATTAACGCTATCAATATCTTTTTTCGGAAGGACAATTCCTTAATCTTTTGCACAAAAGAGTACATGTGTATCACTATTATATAGCAAATAAAAATATGGCTCAAAATATAATTGTAAAAAAGGTTAAAACCTCCTAATGTGATTCGAACACATGCTCATGGTATCAAGAACCATTGTCCTTACCGCTAGACTATAGGAGGACGCTCCCACGGTGTGAATCGAACACACAACCTTGCGGTTAACAGCCGCACGCTCTGACCAATTGAGCTACATGGGAACTGCGATAGCATTTCTGATTTCGAACCAGCAGACACTCAGTGACTGTCGGTGCACGAAACCAACTGGGCTATCGGAAATAACTATCTAATTTAGAAGTAGGTGAAG